GAACGACAGCCTTCCAAGCTGTATACGTGAGTTCGATTCTCATCACTCGCTCCATAACATTCAAAAGCCCTATTTTAAGGGCTTTTCTTTATATGTGGCACCTTTTTGGCACCCTTTTCTCATATTTTCGATTGTTTCGTTCAGGAATTTATCAGTATCCTTTAACAAGTGCGTATATGTCTGTAGTGTTTGCTCTATGGATGCGTGACCTAGTCGCTTGGATACTGCCACAATATTTACGCCACTATTGATTAGGATTGTTGCGTGGCTGTGACGTAGATCGTGTAGACGTATTTTCTTAACACCAGATATTTCTATTGCTTTTGTAAATCTTTTTTGTATCTGAGTAATAGGGAGACTGGTTATGCCACCAAAAAGGAAATCGCCCTCAACGTCCAATAATGGTTTCAATCTCTTTCTTAGATCATCGTCAATCCACACTTTTCGTGACTGCTTTGTTTTGGTCGGTTTTAAACCGTTTACGAAGTGTTTTATGCTGGCGTGGATGTTCAACCAACTACCATCAAAATCGCTCTTCTGTAGTGCCATAATCTCACCACGGCGTGCACCAGTCCAGAACAACGTTTCAAAGAAGAGGGCATAAAGTGGACTATCAACACAAGATAGAAATTGATTGAACTCATCGACAGTCCACACGTTCATTTCCTGCATTATTTCTTTATCTGTCTTTTTAAGTCGCTTCAAGATAATGCTGTTATCGACAACATTGTAGACTGTCGAGTAATATCGAAATACGCCCTTAACGAATGAAATGGTATCATTCTTTATCTTTGTTCCGCATTGGTCGCTATTAGCTAATTCTGCCCGCCACGCAACGAGTTGTGCACGTGTGATTGATTTGATTGGACGTTTATACAAGTCGGCGAATCTTCGCTCAAAAGCTACATGGTGGCGGCGTATTTGTTCTTGTGATGGCAATGCATACTCTTCCCACTGAATAGCTACTTGTTCAAAAGTTAAATCGCTTGGGTCGTTCCCTTGTTGCATAGCTTCAGCTTCGAAGATCTTGGCTTCACGCTTTGTCTTGAAACCGCGCTTCTTCTTAGTACGCTGTTTAAGCGTAATAGGGTCGCGATATTTGACCTGCACGAAGTAAGTTTTTCTGACATCATCATATCCGATCATGCACGTACTCCTTTCTAGGATTTTCTGTAGTTATTCTCAAAATAATCAGCAAATGCGAGATGTAGAACTTCCATTAGGTGTTCTCTTTCTGTAGGTGGCATCTTATAGAGTGCAGCTTCTATTTCATCAAGATACTTTTCTATTTGTTCCATTGTTGAGCTCCTTTATGATAAAATTGAGTACAGTAAAAGCACATTGGTTGTGTGAGTTTACTGCTTGTCCGACTGTTGGTAGCAGTCGGATTTTTTTATGCATATACAGGCGCGATCGAGTTCATCTTATCTACTTGATATAGGTTAAGACGAACTTGTGCGGCTGAAGGACTGATTCCGAAGAACTGACTAAGAATGTCTATTTGCAATGGAAGTTCAGCACCTTCGATAACATCAACAGGCGACAAAATGTTTCTAGCAAAACAGTTAGCGCAGTTCTCTTCGAAATCGGTCGTTTCCAGTTGGCCAGTATGATTAAGAAATAAGTGACCTAGCTCATGCGCTATTGTAAAACGTTGACGAGCTGGATACTGCCCCTTATCGTTGTAGTAAATTTGCATAATACCAGAACACGCTCCCTTTGTTGAGAACCCATAGGGATAGGCTTGCTCGATAATCTGTTGATCAACTGGACTTAACGAAGAATACTTAATTAGTTTTATGTTTGGAAAATATAAAGATAGCTGTGTTAGTGGGTCGAAAGGGTACTGGATATTTACCTCTTTTCGAATTGTTGAAACGGTCTGATAAACGGGTGCGTAGTGCGATTCAGTCATTAAAGTGCTCCTTAAATAATCTTTTCAGAATTGACATCATTTCATCGCGTTCCTCATCTGTCATTTCGTTAGCCGCTCTGCCAAAAGCATAAATGTCTTCTTGAATGTCTTGAGGGGCATTACTTATGATTTTATACAGATCGTTAAAATCTTTCTGCTGGGCAGGCTCACTATCGTCGTAGCCAAGTAGATAAGAGGGCTTGACGTTTAGCGCGGTAGCTAGCATATAGATTTTATCTTGTTTAGGAACGTACTTTCCATTTAGCCAATCGCTAATTGATGATGGGGATATACCAGTTTTTGCAGATAAGTCTGATTGTGTCATTCCATTCAGTTTTATCGCTTGTGCTAGTTTCTCACTAAAGTTCATGTTATTCATATTCAATCCACCCTTTGTCCTATATATAATATAAAGAAATCCGAATAAAAAAACAAGAAAATTGTATAATATTTTCGGAAAACCGGTGACATGCCGAAAAAATAATATATACTGAGAATTGTAAATACGGAAACCCGTATAACAGAAAGGAGGTCAAATTGTGATGACCAAGAGCGTATTTGATTATTCTAAGTTGCGAGGGCTCCTTAGAGAAAATTCTATGACACTAGCAGATTATGCAGGAATTATCGGAATATCCAACACAAGTTTATACGAACGACTCGCAAATAAAAAAGCATTCACTCAGGCCGAGATTGATGTTACAAAGCGCAAGTTCAATTTAAGCGCCGACCAAGTGGATCTTATTTTTTTCACTGCTATTACGGAAAACCGTATTTAAGAAAGGGGCCAAATATGGATAAGAAAGTTTACGAAGATTTGTTGTACATAGAACTACCAAACCTAGTTAACAGAATTCTAAAAGAGAAAAGCAAGCCTGCTAGCTACAACGTTGGATTCAACAAAACTGTTTCAGAGATTAGCAAAGTTGTCGACGCTGAAATCAAAGCTGCAGAAGTTGCTTTCAAGATTGTTAGCCAGCAGTAGAAAGGAGGAACGTATGGACAAAAAAGTTGTAGAAACAATCAAGGCTTTGTGTGACTGGATTCAAAATGAATTGGAAAATGCCTCCAGTGTGCAGACTGAAAGCATACTTCCAGCAGTTATCGAAGCAACTGCAAAACTTATTGATACTAATCGTATTTAGAGATTAGAAAGGAGCCGCAATGAAAACAACAGCAACACCACAGGAAGTTATAGCTAAAACGTACCTGAGTATTACCGACGTGCAGATTCTGCTGGGTATGACACGGGAACCAGCAAGACGGTTATTTCATAAGGTCAAAGACATTGAAAAAGAAAAACTTGGTGACTACGATGTATGGCCAAACATGATTCAAAAGGATAACTTGCTGAAGGCTTTGCATATTTCCCGAGATGCACTGCTAAAAGATTTAGAACTACGAGAAGCAAACAAAAAAAGCGCTCCATCCGTCGAAAGTAAGGGCGCTTAAGTGATGAACCTAAATCATCACTACCATTTTAACACAGAAAGGTAGAAACAATGAAAAAGAATAAATTTAGCGACAAAGCATTCAAACTAGGAATTTACATTTTCTACGGGGCTTTATTTGTAAAGGTCATCGCATTCGTTCTAGGTGTGGATCTATGAGAAGGCTGAAAGCAATGAAGAATCATTTCAAGAACAACGGTCGCTTTGCTAAAAGAGATGCATGGCTAAAAGACATCGAAATCGTGCCATATGACGGTCCTGATTTTAACCGTCAGTACGTCGAAGCTTTAGAGCGAGTTGAGAAAATCAAAAATCTAGATTGGAGTGCTGAAAATGAAGACAGACAACCAGCGTAGAGAGTTCGAATTCGCTTTAGAAACATTACTGAAAGCATGCGATAGCAAAGTCAAATCTGTAAAAGTGAATTGGGATGAAAAAGACACAGATTTTCGCGAGTCTGCAGAGTCGGTAACAATCACATACAACAATGATTACAAAAAAGAAATAAACATCGCTTATTGTTCATGGAAAGCAATAGCGTTTACAACGATTCATCGTTCATAAAGGAGGAAACAAAATGGGTGAATTTAAAATAACCGTCGAGCTTAGCGACAGAGCATATGAAGTTCTAAGCAAACTAACATCATCATTAGACAACCTACTAGCAAATCAACTTTTACAAGAAGGAAACTTCCAAGAGTTTGCTGAAGCAGAGCCTAAGAAAAAGACGGCGCCTAAGCAGACTGAAGTAGTTGAAGAAAAACCAGCAGAACCTAAGACAGAATCGGTTGACTTTGAAAAGCTACGCGCAGAAATCAGAATGCTAGCCTCATCCAAGAAGGTAGCTGGCAAAGATGTAAAGGCAGTTCTCAAAGCCTTCGGTGGAAAACTAAGCGAAGTCTCAGACGACAAGCTAGAAGCTCTTAGAGATGAAATGGCAGCGTTATGACCGAGAATCATGCGAGTAGAGGGCACGCGATCTTAAGTGCTTCTGGTGCTAAGCGCTGGATGGCCTGTACGCCTAGCGCACGCTTAGAAGAGCGTTTCCCTTCAGCTGATACAGTTTACTCACTGGAAGGAACTAGAGCCCACGAAATAGCAGAACAGCAGCTCAGAGCCTTCCTGGAAGGTAAGAAGTCAAAAGTTAAGTACGAAGGTGATGATCTAAGAATCTATGACGAAGTACTACCTTACATTGAACGTATAAAAGAACTCTATGCAGAGTGTAAGAAACGCTCAGAGAGTACCGTGATGTTCCTGGAGACGCGGCTAGACTTTAGCGATTATGTTCCTGATGGATTTGGAACAGGTGACGTAATCCTATTGGAAGACGACACTCTACACATCATTGACTTGAAGTTTGGAAAAGGTGTCCGAATTGATGCAGAAAACAATCCGCAGCTACGTCTGTACGGACTAGGTGCAATCAATGCCTTCGACGATCTATATGATTTCAAGAGCGTAGCAATGCACATTGAACAACCTCGACTTAACCACAGTAGTGAAGAAGTATTGGTCAAAGAAGAACTGCTCAAATGGGGGAACGACATCAAGCCGATAGCGCAGGAAGCGTACAACGGCGATGGCGAGTTTCATCCAGGAGAGCACTGCAAATTCTGTAAGGCTTCTGGATGCTGCAAAGCATTAGCTGATTATAGCCTAGAGGTTATTGATGAAAGCATACTTGATCCGCAGTTAATCAATCCGGTAGAACTGGGACCAATCCTTGAAAGAATTCCAACTATTGAGCATTGGCTCAAAGCTGTAAAGGAGTATTCAATCAATCAAGCCTTAGTGGGTGAATATATTCCTGGATGGAAGTTAGTAGAAGGTAGAAGTCTACGGAAATACACGAACGACATTGATGTTATCAATGCCCTGCACGAAGCAGGTTATGAAGATGCTCTCATCTTCGAAAAGAAACTCTATGGAATCAGCACAATGGAAAAGAATCTCGGAAAAAAGAAGTTCGGTGAAGTTTTGGGCAATTTTGTCTATAAGCCAGAAGGCTCGCCAACATTGGTGCCTGAGAGTGACAAGCGTCCAGAATTTAAACCACAACAAGCACTAATTGACAGTATTGAAGTCCCAGAAGGACTATAGGAGGAAAAAACATGTCAAACAACACAACAGTAAGAACAGGATTAGTCAGATTATCATACGAACATTTATGGGAGCCAGTTGCAGTAAATGATGGCGACGACAAGAAGTACAGCGCATCCTTCATCATCCCTAAGAGTGATAAGAAGACAATCAAGATGATTGAAGATGCAATCGAGGCAGCAATCGAAACAGGTGTCAGCTCTAAGTGGGGCGGTAAGAGACCTAAGAACTTAAAGCTCCCACTACGCGATGGTGACGAAGAAAGAGACGATGCAGCGTATGAGAATTCAATGTTCGTAAATGCAAATTGCACAACAAAGTATCGACCATTCATCGTGGATCGTGAAAAGAGACCTATTACCGACCAAGATGCAGTTTATTCAGGATGCTACGGTCTAGCAGTTATTAACTTCTATGCTTTCGATTCAAACGGTAACCGTGGAGTAGCTTGTGGCTTATCTGGATTTATGAAAGTACGCGATGGCGAGCCAATGGCTACTAGAATCTCAGCAGACGAAGCTTTCGCTGATGTTGACACATCTGAATTTGACGATCTCGACGATGACTTTGATTAGTCATGAGAACCCTATCAATCGACATCGAAACATACTCAGACGTTGACATTAAGTTAGGAGTGTACCGATATACGGACACTCCTAACTTTGAAATCTTACTCTTTGCGTATGCATTCGATGAAGAGCCTGTCAGGGTCATAGATTTAGCGTGTGGCGAGGATTTAGATGATAGCCTGATAAAGGCCTTATCCGATGCGAAAGTGCTTAAAAAAGCCTATAACGCTCAATTTGAGAGAGTGTGCTTGGGAAAGCATCTAGGTGTCACACTGGAACCGGGTCAATGGAAGTGTACGATGGCGCATGCAGCTTATCTCGGTCTTCCTGGCAAACTTGGGGAAGTCGCTAAAGTTCTAAACTTAGACGAGCAGAAAGACACGGCTGGAAAGATGTTAATCAACTACTTCTCTAAGCCTTGCAAGCCTACTCGATCTAATCAAGAACGAACACGCAACTATCCATATCATGACATGGAAAAGTGGGAACTCTTTAAGAAGTACAACGCTCAAGACGTCGAGACAGAACGAGCGATTAGCCACTTCTTAGAAAACTATGAAATTCCAGTTGTAGAAAGAGGACTCTATGCCTTAGATCAACGCATGGCTGACTACGGTGTAGGCATCGATCTAGAACTAGTTAAATCAATCGTAGGCTTCTATGACAGCCACGCAGATGTATTTATCGACCAATCACGAAAGCTTACAGGACTTCAGAATCCTAACAGTCAAGCACAGTTACTCGACTGGCTAAACAATAACGAATTGGAAATCACAGACATCCGTAAAGCTACACTAGAAGCCGCTTTAGAAAATGAATCATTAAAGCCTGCTGTTCGTACGGTCATAGAAAACAGACTAGAGACAGGGAAGGCAAGCGTAAAAAAATATCAAATGATGCTGGATGCAACATGTTCAGATGAACGTATGCACGGTGTCATGTTCTACTACGGTGCTCGTACAGGGCGCTGGGCGGGTAGATTAGTACAGGTCCAGAATCTCACCAAGAACTATATGGAAGAACTAGACAGCACACGTACACTAGTCAAACAGGGCGAATTTGAAACACTAGAGTACATCTACGACTCAATGTCTGATGTACTCAAGCAGTTGGTCAGAACCGCATTCGTTCCGCCTAAGGGTTACAAGTATGCCATAGCCGACTACTCTGCAATCGAGGCAAGAGTTATCGCATGGCTAGCAGATGAGAAATGGGCTATGGAGGTATTTGCGAAGGATGGTGACATCTACAAGCAGACCGCCTCACAGATGTTCCACATTCCTTACGAACAGATTGACAAGTCGTTACGTCAAAAGGGTAAGGTATCAGTCCTTGCATTAGGCTACGAAGGTGGCGCAGGCGCACTAAAGGCTATGGGCGCTTTAAAGATGGGAATTCCTGAAGAAGAACTTCCTGTTCTTGTTAAGAAATGGCGTAAAGCAAATCCACACATTGTCAAACTTTGGAAGGATGTCGAAGACGCTGCAAGACTCGCAATCAGGACTAAGAAGCACGTAGAGCTTCATCACGGTGTAAGTTTCGACTGTGATGGAATGTTCTTACGAATCAATCTTCCAATCGGAAGAAGCATGTCGTACTTCAAGCCACGAATCAATGACGAAGGAAAAATCGAATTCAGTGGAAAAGAAACAAATAAAAACGTGTTTGGGACTAATACTACTTTCGGCGGAAAATTGGTCGAAAACATCGTTCAAGCGCTAGCTCGCGATTGTTTGGCCGAAGCTCTGACAATGATAGATTGCTTCTACAAAATCGTATTCCACGTACATGATGAAGTGATTGTAGAAGTGGAAAAGGACAAAGCAGAAGAACATTTGAAAACTGTACAGCGACTCATGGGTGAAGAGCGCTCGTGGGCTCCAGGGCTGTATCTAAGCAGCGCAGGCTACACAGCCGATTACTACTTAAAGGATTAGGGGGGATCTACATTATGCAATTAAAGATATCCACAGGCAGAAGTAAAAAAGAATTAAAGTGGAAAAATAAAGAGATCTCTTGGGAAGATCTACTAAGTAAACTATCAAAAACATACAGAACACGCGAAACAGTTGCAGAGTATAAGAAAATGAAAGTCGCTCAGCAGGGTGATATCAAAGACATTGGCGGCTTTGTTGGTGGATGGCTAGAGAATGGAAGACGTAAGAGCGACTCTGTTATCTGTCGTTCTCTCATTACTCTCGATGCAGATACTGCGAGTAAAGACTTCTGGGAAGACCTAGTTGCCTTCAATGACTACGCATGCTGTATTTACTCGACTCATAAGCACACACCTGAAGCGCCTAGATTAAGACTGGTTATTCCTCTAACTCGAACGGTCAACTCTGAAGAGTATGAAGCAGCCGCAAGAATGGTAGCTAATGACATCGGCATAGACCAGTTCGACGATACAACCTATCAAGCTAGTCGGTTAATGTACTGGCCTAGTACTTCCAGCGATGGAGTCTTCTTATTTGAAAAACAAGATGGTAAATGGCTTGATCCTGATGAAGTTCTAAAGCGCTACCCTGATTGGCACGATGTGAGCTTCTGGCCACAGTCTAGTAGAGTCTCAGAGATTCATATAGCACAAGCTAAGAAGCAGGGCGATCCATTAGATAAAGAAGGCCTTATCGGAGCCTTCTGTAGAACGTATGACATTCATGCGGCAATCGAAAAGTTCTTATCTGATGTATATGTTGCCTGCGATCAACCTGATCGCTACACATACATCAATGGTTCTACAGCAGCAGGTCTTGTCACTTATGAAGACAAGTGGGCCTACAGTAATCACGGTACAGACCCAGCAAGCGGCAAACTGTGCAATGCATTCGACTTAGTAAGAATCCACAAGTTTGCAGAACTGGATGAATCCGCAAAGCCTGACACACCATCAAATAAACTACCGTCCTTCATAGCAATGCAAGAATTCGCAGCTGCAGACGATGAAACGAAAAAGACAAGACTTAGCGAACAGCTTGCAGCCGTAGACTTTGACTTCAATGAAGAAGATTCTGAAGAGCCTACTGAGACAGAGGCTAAGGCTAAAAAAGATGAATTGGACTGGATGTCTGACTTGTCACTCGATAAGAAGGGCAACGTTGAGCCTACTACAAACAACATTCTTATTATTCTACACAATGATAAGAATCTAAAGAATCTGGGTAAGTTCAATCTATTCAGTATGAGACACGAGGTCTTTGGTCGTTTGCCTTGGTACAAAGAAAAAGTAAAGCGCAACTGGCGAGATGAGGACGACTCTGGTCTACGTCTATATATTGAAAAGATTTATGGCATTAGCGCAGTTAACAAAGTAAGCGATGCGATGTCAATCTACAGCAGAGACATGGAATATCACCCAGTCAGAGATTACTTAGACACGCTTGAGTGGGATGGTATAGAAAGACTAGACACGGCCTTAATTGACTACCTAGGCGCTGAAGATTCTCGTTACGTTAGATTAGTAACACGTAAGTTATTGATTGGAGCTGTAGCTCGTATCTACAGACCTGGATGCAAGATGGATAACACTCTCATCCTGGTAGGTCCACAGGGATACGGTAAATCAACATTTATTCAGAAGTTAGCAAAGTCAGCAGCATGGTTCAGTGATAGCTTATATGTTTACTCAGGCAAAGAGGCAATGGAAGCAGTCAGAGGCAAATGGATCATAGAACTAGCAGAACTTGCAGGTATGAAGAAGGCTGAAATTGAAACGATTAAGTCCTTCATATCAGGTGAGAAAGATTCGTTCCGTGCAGCCTTCAAAAGACACTCAGAAGACAATCCTCGTCAATGTGTATTCATCGGATCCACAAATGAACAAGAGTTCCTAAGAGACCAAACAGGTAACCGAAGATTCTGGCCAGTAGATATCGCAGTAAACGAAAGAAGTAAAAGTGTATTTATCAACTTAGATGATGAGGTTGATCAGTTGTGGGCTGAGGCTAAAGCTGCATTTGTTGCAGGTGAGCACTGGCACGCTGATCGCGAGCTAACGAACCTAGCAGTAGAAGCTCAGCAGGCACATACAGAGTCAAATGAACTAACAACAGTTATCAGCAACTACCTGGATAAGGAACTCCCAGCAGAGTGGGATGACATGTCAATGGAGGACAGAATTCTATTCTTTGAAGGCTACAGTGAGCATAAGCCTGGAGGTTACTACCGTGATAAAGTGTGTACCTTGGAAATTTGGCAGGAGTGCATGTTAGGAAAAGCGAAGGACTTCAACCGCCAAAGACAGATGGAAATCAACAGTGCAATGAAGGGGTTAAAAGGCTGGGAAGCTCGTAGCACAGTACGCTTGAAAGCAGGTTACGGAACTGCTAGAGGATTTATAAGAAAAGCACCTTATGACCCTGATTTTGACTAACAATGTGTAAACAAAGTCCATAAATTTGTAAACAAAGTCTAAAAGTTTGTTTACACGCTTGTAAACGAAGTAAACAGAGATGTAAACAAAAAAGTCGGACTTTGTTTACACGATATATGTAGATAAATACTGACGTTTTAACAATTTGTAAACAATGTAAACAAAATATTTGAGTAAATGATGAAAAACGTAATTAGGCGCATATAACACATGTGTAAACGCCTAATCCGCTATACACGCGTAAAAGAGCAAAACTTTGTTTACTTGTTTACATTCAAAAAATAAGAGGTAAACAACATGGAAAGAAAAAAGCATATTTCCGAGGGTAAATTGGAAAGATTATTGGTTGATAAGGTCAAACAGTTGGGCGGTCTTTGTTGGAAGTTTGTTAGTCCAGGTGTGTCCGGAGTTCCTGATAGGTTTATCGCTATCGACGGCAGAATTGTATTCGTCGAGATGAAAGCACCAGGTAAACCTCTAAGACCTTTACAGCAAATTCGTAAAGTGGAGTTACTTGATCAAGGTATTGAGGTTTATAAAATCGATTCGATAGAGGGTATCAACAAATTGATTGAGAATCTTAAAACAGGTGAGATTCATGCAATATAGACCACATCAATATCAACAAGCTGCAGCACAGTTTATTGTGGATCATCCAAAGTGTGGACTTTTCTTAGATATGGGCTTAGGGAAAACTGTAACAACTTTGACAGCACTAGATGGATTGATGAATGACACCTTTGACATCACATCAGGAAAAATTCTAGTGATAGCACCGTTGAGAGTAGCAGAACACACGTGGAGTACTGAGTGCAATAAGTGGGACCACTTAAAGCATCTTAAAATCTCAAGGGTAATCGGATCCGAGAAGCAAAGACTGAAAGCCTTAAAAGAAAAAGCAGATGTGTATATCATCAATCGAGAAAATCTTGTGTGGCTAGTCGACCTATTAGGTAAAAACTGGAATTTCAATACTGTGATTGTAGACGAACTTAGCAGTTTTAAAAATTCAAAGTCTAAGCGATTCAGAGCTTTGAAGAAGGTTACCCCACTGTTTGATAGATTTATTGGCCTGACTGGCACACCGGCGCCACGTAGTCTTTTGGATCTTTGGCCACAGTTGTACCTGATGGACAGAGGGCAACGATTAGGCAAAACCTATACAGCGTACAAGGATAAGTACTTTACTCCTGGATGGCGAAATGGCTACGTCGTTTATGAGTGGAATCTTAGACCAGGAGCAGATGAGCAAATCCAAGAAGCAATCAAGGATATCTGCATGAGCCTGAAGGCGGAAGACTGGTTGAAACTTCCGGAGCGTGTCAATGTGATGCATGAGATCGAACTGGGTGAGGCTCTGATGAAGAAGTATCGAAGGTTTGAACGCGAGAAGCTGATGGAACTTGAAAGCAGTGAAGCGCTAGTGGCATCTAATGCGGGAGTGCTAGCAGGCAAATTAACTCAATTTACAAGTGGGGCAATCTACAAAGAAGATAAGACTTGTACGATCGTACACGAAGTGAAGCTTGCAGCTTTAGAGGATCTAGTAGAAGCGAGTAATGGACAACCAATTCTAATTTTCTATAATTTCCAACACGATAAGGCTCGTATCAAAGAACAACTAAAATCCTATGACGTACGAGAAATAAAGTCCGAGGCAGACATCGACGCTTGGAATGCAGGAAAGATTGAAATACTTCTGGCGCATCCTGCAGCGATGGGTCATGGCTTAAATATGCAAGACGGCGGCCACATCATAATCTGGTACAGCCTAACTTGGGACCTAGAGCTGTATCAACAAGCAAACGCAAGATTGCATAGACAGGGACAAAAGAAGTCCGTCTTGATTCATCATTTAATCGCAAAAAATACAATCGATGAAGACATCATCAATAAATTGACAGATAAAGCAGCACAACAAAATGATTTGATTGAAGCCGTTAAGGCAAGAATCAAGAAAGTAGGAGAAGAGAGATGAATAAAACATTAGAGCAAGAAAAAACAACAGTTTTAAAGCCATTTCCACTTATTGAAGACGAAGATTACTTATTAAAACTAAAGAATGGAAATTATGTTGTCGCATATTGGGGGCATGGACACTTTTATTCGGAGTTTAGCGAACAATATGTCGAAGGAGAAATCGAAAGCATTGTTGCTTTGAAGGATTTAGGGTTATGAATAAATACCAACAAGCATTAAACAATTGTGTAAATAGATGGGCACCAACAGCAGATTGGAATTTATTAAAAACATTGGTGGAAAAAGCTACACCGAAGAAACCTATACAAAAAGCAGCAGGGCGAATGGTATGTCCTAACTGTGAGCGTAGTATAGCAAGAGAGGTCAGTCCACGGTACTGCTGTGTTTGTGGCCAAAGACTAGATTGGAGTGAAGAATAATGTTTCTAACAGGAGCAGTATGTTTTGTACTAGGCTATTTCTTCGGAATTGTTGTAACGAGCCTAGCAAGATCAGCAGGAGATGGAGATAGATGATTCAGTATAAAGAACTTAAAAAACTAAAAGACCAAGGTCGAGAGCTATACGAAAAAATCGAAGCAACCAAGAAAGCCATGAGAAACAATCAACACACAGAAATAAACAGCTTTGATTTATTTCTTATGGAGCAAAAATTCAAGAGAATTGTTGAGAAGCTAATGCAGTATGACATTTAGGAGGAAAGTAAGGAATGATTAACGATGACCCATACAGAGAAGACCTACAAGTAATTGATCGTGAGCTGCGTAATCACTACGAATATAAGAAACAGCTTGAGACCGTTAACGAGCGTATTGCTGAAATTGATGCGCAGCTTACATCAATCGGGAGTCCTAGAATCATGAGTCCTGAGGAGGCAAAGTACCAGAAGGGCACTAGGATTTATAGCGACATTAATATGCTTGAACTATTCCAGGAACAGGACCAACTTATAAAGCAAAAGCAAGACTTGTTTTACTTGATTAGTCGTGTGCAAGTGAAGTTGAACAAGCTGGATGAAGAAGACATGCAGCTACTTGAGAATAGGTACAAGTACAAAAAGACTCTAAGGGAATTGGCAGTAGAGATGTGTAGCAATAAGGACAGCATGAATAAACAAATTGAAAACGTACTTATTAAATTAGTAAGTTAAGTCACAAAACGTTGATGGCAATCCAGCGATAAAAGTCTATAATGGAAACAGGGTGAATTTAGCTGGAGGTTATAGAATGTGGAATACTATATTTAACGTTGTAGTAATTGTTTTATTGACACTGCTATATGGTGCTATATCGAAATTGCCATCAACTGTGTCTGATCTTGTTGTGGAAAAGTATAAATCAAAGAGTTCAAAGGAACTACAAAGAGAAATCTATTTTAGAGAGATTAGTGGAAAAGATGTTAGAGACCTGTTTTCTGAATGGTTAGATCTATTGATTGAAACTGATGCAAAAGTAAAATCATTAGGAAAAACAAACATAAAACTAATCAAGAAAACTATTTTGTATGGTTCTGCGGAAACTGTAAAAATTTGCGCATTGTTCATGAATCATATTTATGGGGCGAAATCAGTTTCAGAGGGAAATGATAATCAAAATTTGATTTCTGAAAATGAGCAAAAAGAAGAGCGAGATGTAAATAATTTAATCACATTAATTTATGTTAATAGAATTATATGTAGTTTAAAAAGAGACTTTACAGGTCAAGATGTTACAACAGATGATTTATTTAAGATTCGTATAACAGATTTTAATGAACTTGAAAATACAGTGTCTTATAAGAAAGCACTAGATACGGTGAACAATAAATTAAAACAGTGAATGGAGGGATTAAATGCTTGGTGGATTTATAAATGATCTCATCAAAGTAATAGATGATAATTCAAATACCATTTTCATAATTGAAATTACACTTGTTATAGCTTTCCTATTAATTTTGTATGGGGGCTATAAATTTATTAAACATACTTTTTTTAAAAAATAGACATGTCTATTGAAAAAACGATGTATAATGGGCGTAGGCGAAAACCATGAGCAGAAAGGCTTGTGGTTTTTTTCGTATGCACATTCGAAGCTATCAGCTCAACATTTGAAATCACCCTAAAACTATTCATATAAGTACTCCTTTTGTGTTTAATCTTTCCATGTACTAGCTTTCCGGCTGATAGTTTCCAATGTGTGTATGACGTAGAAAGGAGTTGATCAGGTGTGTCACGAGGTAAATACAAAGACTGGTTAACAGGCGACGGGCTGATAAAGCTACAAGGCTGGGCGCGTGACGGTTTATCCGATGAGCAGATAGCCCACAACATGGGAATCTCAAGAAGTACGCTGAGCGAGTGGAAAAATAAATACTCGGACATTGCGGACACATTAAAAAAGACTAAAGAAATTGTAGACCGTGAAGTAGAAAATGCCTTATTCAAACGCGCAATGGGCTATAAGTATGACGAAGTAACCTATGAACGCGGAGAAGAAGTCAAACGCGTAACAAAAGAAGTGGTACCTGATACAACTGCACAGATTTTTTGGCTGAAGAATCGTAAGCCGGCTGAATGGCGCGATAAGATTGAGCAACAGCAGACGGTAACAATCCAGGATGACGGCTTCCTAGAGGCACTAAAGGGAACAATTAAAGACGACTGGGATGAAACAAGCTAGTACGTTTAAATTCAGACCATTTAGCCGGAAGCAACGTCAGATTCTAAATTGGTGGATGGACGAGTCACCAGTCAATGACTACGACGGAATTATTGCCGATGGTTCCATTAGAGCAGGAAAGACAGTTGGCATGTCCCTGTCATTCGTCATATGGTCGCAAACGATGTTTACAGGCGAGAACTTTATCATGTCCGGTAAAACAATCGGTTCATTCAGACGTAACGTTCTTGGCCCCTTAAAACGCATGCTAGTGGGCAGAGGTTATAGCTACGAAGATAAGAGAAGCGAAAACTTACTAGAGATTAGCAAAGGCGGAATAACAAATTACTACTACATTTTCGGTGGAAAAGACGAAGCATCGCAGGACCTTGTACAGGGTATAACGGCTGCAGGTGCTTTTTTTGATGAAGTCGGACTGATGCCTGAATCATTTGTGAATCAAGCGACAGCACGATGCTCTGTTGACGGTTCGAAGTTCTGGTTCAACTGCAACCCAGAAGGGCCAGACCACTGGTTCAAAAAGAACTGGATAGATAAGGCAGACGAAAAGAATGTTCTTTATTTGCATTTCACAATGAAGGACAATTTAAGCCTTTCTGAGCGTATCCGTTTACGTTATGAACATCAATACTCTGGTGTCTTCTACAAGCGCTACATTGAGGGTTTATGGGTGCTAGCGGAGGGATTAATATTCCCTTACCTGGCAGAAGAGCCAAGTAAGTACACATACAGTGAAGGCGAGTGGGCATTCAGTAAACTTGTCATGGGTATTGACTTCGGAGGCAATGGATCCAAAACCACGTTCGTGTTGACTGGATACATGAACGGGTATAAAGAGTTCAAAGTTCTCGAAGAATATGGCCTACCGTTGACATCAACGATTGGCAGTGAGGAAATCTGTGACGCGTTTATAGCGTTCTACAAACTGGCCATTGAGAAGTACGGTCGAGTTGACTGGATATTCCCAGATAGTGCCAGCACGACCATGATCAACAGTTTAAGAGCTGCAGCAATCAAAAATGGGCTTAATGCACGAAACATCAAAGGATGCAGAAAGAACGAAATAAAAGACCGTCCGCGGTTCGTTGACATGCTGCTAACATCAGGGCGGCTTAAGTTTAGTGCTGAATGTACGGATGTGCTGAAGGCCTTAAGTAGCCTAGTGTGGGATGAAAAGAAAAAAGACATCCCAGAAGATAAGAACATCAATAACTGTAACGACTGGTATGACGCATTCTGTTATACCTTTTTAGATTTCATAGAATTTATAGACCTTAGGAGGTAGTAATGAATACAACCGAAATGCAATCACCAGCCTTTCAGAAATTGAAAGAACTGGGAATAAACTATAACCAGCGCGCTGCAAATGTAATCAAGAATTGCTACGACTGGTACTCCAATAACGATGTGGATGGATTCCACAAACGAACTAACCTAAACGGTGTGAATGTAGAAGTTGCACAGTTGGGATTTGCAAAGCGCCTTTGTGCTGACAATGCTAACTTGTGCGAAATTGTAGAAGTTAACGCAGGCGAAAATAAAGCAAAGTTCGAGGGCGTGCTGGAACTCTTACGAGCTAATAAGTTCGGGAAGATGTACCGAAAGCAGCTAGAGGAAATGGCTGCAACCGGTACAGTCGGCGCATACGTCAGACTAGAAGGTGCTGAAATCTACGACGACGGTAAGGTCAGAGGTGGAGACATCAAGATCAACTATGTATCCTCTAATTGCATCGTGCCGATTAGAGTCGAGAATGACGAGATTATCGATTGCGCATTCTTAGGCAGTGGCTACTTAAACGGTGAACAGTTAACAACGCTGGTAGTCTTCAGAAAGCATGACGACAAGTACACGGCGGAGTCTTACTACTTCAATGCTGATAATGAGTTAACGGATAAGGCTACAAGGCTGCAGCTTGGTGAGGTTAAGCCGTTTGCAATCATGCGTACGGCTGAAGTTAATAACTTCGATGGCATGCAGGGCTATGGATATCCAAAACTATACACAGCAATTCCATTCTTAAAAACAATTGACCTATGCTATTCGGTATTGTTCGGTGACTTGGATAAAGGCCAGAAACTTTTATTCATTAACGAAATCATGGCCAGTATGCAGAAGGACCCAAATGGCAATAGTTTCCTAACACAGGAGCAAAAGAAACTCTTTATCTTGCTGGGTGAGAAGCTGCCCGATCAGAAGGAACTCATCTACGAGTACAACCCTGAAATCAGAACGGCACAAATCAAGGAAGTATTTAATCTGTGCTTGAGTCTTCTATCACTTTCATTCGGTTATGGATCCAAAAAGTATCAGCTTGAAAGCGGTGAGATTAAGACAGCAACCGAGTACGTAGGCCAGCGCCAGGACTCCATGCAGGAATTGAACAAGCAGCGTACAGAATCAATCGACTACATCACAGACCTAGTTCACGCGTTAATCTGGTTCCATAACACTTTCAGTGACGAAACAGAGTGGTCAACAGACGAAGAAATCCTAGTAGAGTTTGATGATAGCTACGTAACGGATAAAGCGACAGAGCTAGATGGCTGGCGCAACGATGCGCTGAGTTTTCCAGATGTGTTGGAATTCAAGATTCAGTACATCATGAAACGACTAAACTGTGAACATGAGGAAGCAGTCAAGTATCTAAGTACAACAACGCAGGACGACAATACAGACCTAGAGGACTAGCCTATGCTATCTGAAGAACAGATTGAACTGTTAGGCGATAAGTACTTAGTTGGTCTATACCAGGAGCTGGAGCGAGAGGTGCTGCAAGATATCGCACGAAGAGTCAGAAAGACGGAGCGACTAACTGAAACGGCTGAAATCATGGCTAAGTCCATGCGTGAGAATGGATATAGCGTAGCAGAAATCCACGCGGAAGTCATGAAGAAGCTGAATGCTACTCCAGAATACAGACGCATGGTCGCAGAGAACACCTACGCGTACAAGCAAGAGGTGAAGCAGAAGATAGCCGAAACAGTTAAGACGGCTAAAGAGGCTGGTGATAAGTTAATCGGCGAAGCCGGTGAGATGGCTTTCAATGAAGACCTATCCATGTGGGAACAGGGCGGTGTAAATCTAAAGCAACCGAACTCTATGAAGCAAATCACTGATGGATTTAAGGCACAGGCTAAAAACGACTTAAAGAACATCACAGGTACGACCGCATTCAAGACTCCACTGCTAGGAACGGTTAAAACGGCCGAAGCATATCAAAGGTCGCTGGATCTAGCGCTGCTAAAGGTATCTACAGGCACGTACAGCTATAAACAAGCGTGCGATGATGTAATAAAGGAGTTTACAAGAAGTGGACTTCGCACGGTTGACTATGCGAGTGGCAGAACTTATCAGGTCGATACGGCCGTACGGATGATCGTGCGAACATCTACCGCGCAGCTTGCAGGAAAGATAACAGAGGCGAACTGTAGGACAACAGGGCAGGACTTAGTAATTATCAGCCAACACTTAGGAAGTCGCGATACGCATGTTTACTTCCAAAATAAAGTCTATTCAATGAGTGGAAAATCCAAGAAGTACCCAGATATTCACGCTCCACTCGGTGAAGGTTGTGCGTATGGTAGGCCAGAAGGCTTGCAAGGACCGAACTGCACTCACATGTTCTATCCGTTCTGGGAAGGAATCAGCGAAATTCCTGAACCGCTGAAAGAGCCTGATCCAGTAGAGTACAAAGGCAGAACCTACACACGCTACGAAGCAACGCAACAGATGCGCGCTATGGAACGCGAAATAAGAGCGTTAAAACGCGAAAAGTATGTAGCCGATGAAAATGTCGACCGTACTCAAATCGCTGCACAGATACGCGCAAATAAGGCTGAGTACATGCGATTCAGTGAAGCTATGAATCTCAAGCCTAAAGAAAACCGACTATTGGTTGGTGGTGAGAGAAGCAAGTGGTCAGATAGAAGTATCGGTAATAACAACTACATCGATAGAAAAACTAAAAATTTAAGTGAAATTTCTGGTAAGGTGAGAGAAGAGGATTCGAAAGTATGCTCAATTTACAAAACTCTCTTTGATGGATATGACCCTGCCCCTTTGGTGAATGGCAAAGTAAGCCGTGCAGATTGGATAAAGCCTATAAGCAACAATGTATACAAAATAGACCGTACTATAACAAACAAAGAAATGTCACCAGGCAAAACCAATGTTGATATTAAAAATAATGCATTAGCTAACAGTCTACATGAGCGAGCCCACGATTTGATACATCAACTTGTACTAAAAAGGTCAGGGATAAAAGATGACGAGATACTCACTAGCAAACAGGCACAAGACTTAGAGGAGAAATATAGAGATATTTCGCTGAAGGTCTATGAGTATGTTTTTGATGAGCGGATGAGTGCCAAAGCGATTATTGATGATATAAATACTCATGTATCAGAAAGGGCCACTGTGTTGCATGAATTGATTCCTGAAAGTTTTGTTGAATACTTCGGAAAGGATAACCCTTCACAAATTTCTAAAAAGGTATATGATTATGTTACAAAGGAGTGGAAAAATGAAAAATAGCCTATATGATAAACTGAATTTTGCAAGTGGTTATTATGGGACTTTCCCTGCTGGATTTAGAGGCTCTAAGAAGCCAACAATTCATTTTGTTGAAGGCACTCCGGATGAAATAAAATCGAGAGCTATAAAAGTTTGGGAAGAAATTTTAAAAGAAGCTGCCGAACAACGCGCAAATGGTATTTTCACCGATGAAAATATGTGTTTATAGATTAAAATATATTGATTAGAGCACTCCAAATAGGGTGCTTTTTTAGTTAAGTTGATTAAGACACTTCAGTTGAGGTGTCTTTTTCATATATATATATATATATCCCACACCGAAGAAGGTTCGGTATAGAAAAAACTTAAGGAGGAAAAAATGAAGGATTTTAAAGAGATTCTAAAACAAGCTGGATTAACTGTAACAGACGATCAGCTAGCGACCATCGAAACAGAAATGAAGGCAAACTACAAGCCGATAGCAGACTACAACAAACAAAAAGAAAAGTTGGATGCATCGGATGAAAAAGTTAAGACGTTGACCGCTTCCCTGGATAAATTCAAGGATGTAGATCCAGCGGCATTAACTCAAACGATTGAAGACCTTAAGGGCCAACTAACTCAAAAGGATGCAGAGTTTGCACAGAGATTAGCAGACCGCGACTTCGATGATTTGATTAACGTGAATATCAACACACTAAAGGGCAAAAATGCCAAAGCGATCAAGGCTTTACTTGACGTTGACACGTTAAAGCAATCAAAGAATCAGGCCGAAGACATTAAGACAGCGCTAGAAGCCTTACAGAAGGCTGAAGACTCTGCCTTTTTATTTGCAACAGAACAGCCACAACCGCAAGGCACATTCAATCCAATCGGTGGAATTTCGACTCCGCCAGCGCCATCTAACTATTTAGATGAGCAATACAAAAACAACCCGTTCTATAAAGGGTAGAAAGAGGAAATTAAAATATGGCAGTTATTTACGGACAGATTCACGTTGATGAAAAATACAAAGCAACACTAGAACCAAACTTATACCACAAAACACCATTTGCAGATGGTAGAACATTTACATCTAAGTACGAGGAAGGCGCAGCAGGTGGAATCTTCGTTCGCAAGTTAGGCACAACAGCTGTAGAAGTAGGAACACCAGGTCGCGACTTCGTGGATGAAGCGTCTAGAGATGACTTAATCCCTGTTGTTTTTAATAACAACTTCCAGAAGTCAAAGAAGATCTATGGCGTACAGGCTGCAGCAGTTTCTACACCATTGGCAAATGAATCCTTAAAGGTGGCAAATGAAGAAGTTTCTGAAAGCTGGACTTTATCAGGCTTAGCATGCTTAATCAACGAAGGTAAGGCTGCAACAGCAACAGATGCTATCACAGCTAAGACTGTTAAACAGGCTGTAATTGCTGTACGTAAGGAAATCGTAGCAGCTAAGGGTTCTGCAGACGTTGTACTCTGCTCACCAGAACTATATGCAGCAATCCTAGAGCAGGCAGGCTCCGAATTCGTACCACAGTCTAATGAATTCACAAACGCTACAGGCCAGATTGGCAAGTGGTTAGGTTGCACATTCTACGAAGTTTCTGCATTAGCTGAAACACAGGGTAAGTACTACGATTCTGCTAACGCATTGAAGACAGTACCATTCGCTAAGGTAGACTTCATCATGTACAACCATGAAGCATTATCAATCATCCCTAACTTCTCAGTTGCACGTATCGTTGACTCCGAGAACTTTGCTGGATCCAAAGCACAGGTAGAATTGAACTCTGCGTTCAAGGTTACTAACCAGGCTTTAGTACGCGTACGTAAGCACGTTTAATCAAAAGATTAACAGAAGGGAGTGGAACATATGAGCCTACTAACATGGGAGCGTTATAGCTCCCTTCATAACATTGTTTCTGAAGACAATTTCGATAAAGCAGAAAAGCAAGCAGAGTGTGCGATTCGTAATGTTATGGGAGTTATCCATTTTTCAAACTGGATAGCAGACAATCCAAACCTAACTAACGAAATCTACTACGAGCAGCTGCTCGACTGCATCTGCAACGTTATCAACTACAACGCTACAGTTGGCGCAAAGGCAGGCCAGGGCGTTGCTTCTGTTTCAAACGATGGCTACAGTGAAAGCTACGTACTACAGACACAATCGCAAGCAACGGAAGAACTGCACAAGAACATCCGTAAGTGGTTATCTGGCACTGGTCTAGTGAGGGCATACTAATGGCAGTTTTCACAGATACGGTCACAGTTTACCAGAAACAGGCCACAGGCTATAAGCGTACAGTCGTCAATGGCTGCCAATGGTCTGACAAAATCGAAAAGAAGTTGGAAGGCGGCAAGCTGCAGACAGTTAAGACTACAACAGTCACGTTTATCGAACCGTTTTCGCTTGATTTAAGCACGTTCACAGAAGAAGACGGAATCTTCTTTGGAAACGTAGTAGAAACCCCTACAAACGACAAAGGAAGCCGTCTATCAGACATGATAAAGCGACATCCAAAGAGCGGAATCATCCGTGCGGTGAATGACAACTCTAACAGAGATCACCTGAAGAACATAAAGGTGGTTATTTACTGATGGGTGAACTTTTTCACTTCAGCCTTAAGTCTGTAGACATTAAGCCTAAAGAAGTAGCAGAGAGCAGGGGAATCAATGAAGGCGGAACTGTGCAGCAGTTCATCGACAGCGAGTGCCTTCGGCTATGCGATCCATACGTTCCGAAGGATACCGGAGCCTTAATCGCTTCTGGTATCAAAAATACTCAAATAGGTAGCGGAAAAGTTAAGTACAGAACACCATACGCACGTCGTTGGTACTACATGCCAGCAGACTTCCAGGATGCGCCTATGCGTGGTAACTATTGGTTCGAACGCATGAAGGCTCAAGGTGGAAAAGAAAAAATCCTACGCGGAATCAAGCGCATTACAGGAGGTAACGGATGACAATTTCAGAAGCAATCAGCAAGTGGTTGGCAGAATACGACGGCATAGTTGTAGACACAAACCACGTATCAGATGGAAGCGATCAGTATGGACTGTTCAAAAGCCCACAGCGTAACATCGTAAGTCACGTAGACAGCAGCTATGAAATCACTGAGTACTATCAACTACTGGCAAGACTTAACAGTCTGTCAGAGAACGATAGAAAAGACAGTGATGAGCAATTAGAAAAGTTAACCTACTGGGCGGATGACTATCCATTTAATCATGAGTACCCTGCACTCGACGGAAACAGACGAATCCTTAACATTAGCGTGACAGGAAGTCCTTATCCGTTGAGTACAGACTCATCCGATACTGTTTATCAGTTATCCATTGAAATAACATACACAAGAGAAAGAGAGGGCTTATAAATGGCACTTACAAGACTTAGAAAGCATCAATTTATCCCTTTTATCAATACAAGCACAACATCCGACAAAGTGTGGTCTCGTATTGGTAAATCAACAATTTTCTCTTTAGCATTTAATGCTAAAACAGAAGAGAGTGACTATATCGAAGACGAATCACCAACTACAGAACTCACTAGCTACGTTCCATCAATGGATCAAGAGCTTGTAACTAACGAAGGGGATGCAGCATTCGACTTCATCTACTCACTAGCTAAGAAGCGTGCAACAGGTGAAGATGCTAAGAAGGAATTCTTACTTGTCTTCGCTGGCACTAAGACACCATACGATGCATGGAATTGTCCTTCATGCACAATCGAAATCAAGGAACTAAACACAGTGGAACAGAAGATTACATTCGCGCTACACTTCGGTCCAATTGTTCCTGGTAAAGTAGCAATCACAGCAAACAAGCCTACATTTACAGCAGGTGCTTAATTTAGAATTGAAAGGATAGGAAAGCAAGCATGCAATACACTGTTATTTTTAATCGAAAAAGCTACGATTTGCCAAAAAAGACAATGGCAATCTGGGAGGACTTGGATTCAATCTTCAAGCTTGACGCAACAAATCTTCCAAACAGAGAGAAGTACAAAAAGATGATTGAATTCATCGCTAAGTTGGTGGGCCAAGAGGCTATCGAGGAAATCTTTGGCACAGAGGAACTAGACGAGATGGACCTAAACGACATCACGCTGGCAATCTTCAAAGTTAGAGATGCGTACGAAAATCCACTAGCGAACTATCAAGCAGAAAAGAGCAGTGAAGAATTGAGTCGGATTCCGCTTGATAAGTTACAGTCCTTCAGCAAACTGATGGATTCTGTCTCAAAAGTTAAGAAATAATGCTTGATCTAACCGCTAAGTCCTTACCTAATACAATCCGTATACATGGTAAGGACTTTTCAATTTATACGGATTTTCGAGTTTGGATGAAATTCATCATCGAAGCAAATAAAGCCCTACTCAATGGGAAAGGCTTTGACGTTGCTTTTTTATTTAAGAATGACATGCCATATCGAATAGACCTAAAAGACTTATTCGAGTTTGCCAATCCTAAAAACCCTTTGCCAAGAAATACCAGACAGTCAGACGACCAAGTAATCACACTTGACTACGAAATCGATTCAGATTTGATTTACGCCGCGTTTATGCAGCAGTACAGAATCGATTTGATAGAAGTTGAAGAATTACACTGGTGGAAATTTCTGGCGCTTCTAAAGGGCTTAAATGGCACGAAATTAGACGATGTCATGAAGTGGCGAAACTACAAGAAGGACACACGTAAAAATGTAGATGTCTACGAGGAACTACGCGATGCATGGGAAATCCAAAGAGAACTATCCGAACAAGAAAAACAAGAATTAGAAGAATTTAGTAAACAATTTGAGATTGGAGGTGACGAAAATGAGTGATGGAACATTGGTCTTTAACACGAAGCTCGACTCTGACGGTGTCACCACTGGACTGACTAGAATCGGAAGTGCAGCATCTACTGCACTAGGCACACTTGCGGGAAACTTAATGACACAAGCTGTAGACGGCTTACGCAATCTAGGCAGTGAGGCAATTAACGCTTTCGGCAACATCCAGCAGTCCTACGGTGGTTTAGATACGATTTACAAAGAAGCGAGCAGTAGTGCGAAGGCCTATGCATTACAAGCTCAAAAAATGGGTATCTCAATGAATACCTACGCAGAGCAGGCTGTCTCAATGGGCGCAGCTCTAAAGCAATCACTCAAAGGTGATGTAGCGGCTGCTGCAGAAAAGGCAAACCTCGCAATCAGTGACATGGCTGATAACTCAGCAAAGATGGGCACTAGCATAGAATCGCTGCAGAACGCCTACCAGGGCTTTGCTAAAGGTAACTACACCATGTTAGATAACTTAAAGCTCGGATTTGGCGGTACGAACGAAGAAATGAAAAGACTGCTAAAAACAGCCGAAGATTTGCCTGAAGCAATGGGTCGAAAATTCGATATTAGTAGCTATGCCGACATTGTCGATGCGATCCACTTAGTGCAAGAAAACATGGGCGTGGCTGGAGTAGCTGCAGCAGAAGCACAGACAACAATCCAGGGCTCGATGAATGCGGCAAAGGCATCATTTGAAAACCTACTAGCTGCAATGGGTGATCCAGATGGTGATGTAGACGCAGCAATGCAGACATTCCTAGCCAGTCTAAAGACTGCATGGGATAACTTAGCGCCAACGATCCAAACGATAGGAAAGAACATTTTAGAACAAATCGGAAAAGGAATAGAAGCACAACTACAACCATTCAAGGACGACTTCGTAGGAACAGTAAGCGAGATTGTCGAATCAATCGGCGAGTTTATATCGGAGGCGGCAGGCGATAATGAAGTTCTTAATGGAATTGCTGATGCAATAAAGTTCTTAGGTGAGAACATGGATAAGGTTCTGCCAGCCGTGGGTGGCCTAACCGCAGCAATCATCACTTTTAATGTGGCTCTATCTATTCAATCGGCCATCCAGGGCGCAGCTGCTGCATTTAAGGCTTTCCAAGCAGCAAACGAAGGAGCAACAGTAGCACAGTGGCTACTCAACGCAGCGATGAGCGCTAACCCTGTAGTGCTGATAGTTGCAGCCATTGCAGGCTTAATAGCGGCAATCGCTATCCTGTGGAATACGAACGAGGACTTTAGAAACGCAGTGATAAAAGCATGGAATGCCGTAAAGGACTTCTTTACCAAGACAATTCCTGATGCATTTAAGGCTGTGGTGAAGTGGTTTAGTGAACTCCCAGAGAAGATTAAAGGATACTTAACGGGAGTGTTTGAATCAATCAGTCAATGGGCCAAAGACCTAGCGGCTAAAGCGGTAGAAATTGGAACAGACTTCATCCAAGCCATCATCGATTTCTTTGTTAACCTTCCGTACAACATCGGCGTAGCGTTAGGTACATTTATCGCAACCATAATCCTATGGGGTGAACAGTTAATCGAGAAGGGGCAGGAAGTAGGCACAAACTTTGTGGCAGGCATGCTCGACTTCTTCGCTAATCTACCTAAGAACGTAGCTGACTTCTTAAGCAACGTCATTTCAGAAGTGAAGCAGTGGGCTACAAACATGATCGCAAATGCAATTCAAGCAGGTGCTGACTTTGTGGCAGGTGTTATCGATTTCTTTGTAAATCTTCCACAGAACGTGGCTGATTTCTTGGGTAAGGTTATCGACTCAGTCCTCAACTGGGGAAAGAACCTAGCAAGCGAAGGAGCAAGCGCAGCTAGTAGCCTAGTAACGAGCGTTGTGGACGGAGTTAAGAGCATTCCGGACAAGATGTTATCAATTGGCAAAGACATCGTAAACGGGCTTAAAAACGGCATTAAAAACGCATGGGGCGGCTTTGCTAGTATGATGGGCGACCTGGCAAACGGATTCATTGACGGCTTCAAGAAAACGCTCGGAATTCACTCACCATCACGCGTGTTTAAATACATCGGTGAAATGTGTGTAGCTGGATTCGAGGAAGGAACTGAAGACCTTATGAACCTAGATGAAATCGGTGCTAACGTTTCTGCATCATTCGGAACAATGAGTGCAAACATGAGTGGAGGAATGAACAGAAGCGCAACGTTCAACTTCTACGACACGCAAACTTCACCGGATGCAATCATGAGAAAAGCAGAAAACACATTCCAGTTCGGATTGGCAGGTGGTATCTAATGAGTGGAATCGTTAATGTAAAATGTGTGCGTGAAGACGGAAAAGAGTTTCTACTTGGAACTGACTCAGCGTGGCGCATTCTTTCAGATGGCCTAGAAGGTATCGACTATCCAAAAATTAGTGTTTATTCAGAAAAGAGTGCTGTTAAAGACGGCGCTCTTTTAACTGGAATGCGCATCGACGATAGATCAATACAAATTAAGGCTAAGACAGTACTAACAAAATTAAATGCAGTCCTAAGACGTGAGGCAATCTCGTTTTTCAGACCGAAGATGAAGTATAGAATCGTTATCACTTATCAAGGTGAAACACGCTGGATAGATGGAGTGATTGAAGGCTTTAGTTGTCCTTCACAGAACATCCACATGCCGATGAAGCTGACAATTAAGTTTTACTGTGAGGATACGCATCTGAAATCAGTGGATAATTTCGGCCAGAACATCGCATCTATAACTCCGCGATTCGCATTCCCATACATTCAGACACAAAAAATTAAGATAGTCGCTGAGTCGTTTAACTTCTCGAAAACAGTCACAATCAATAATGACGGTGATGCTGAGGTTATGCCTGTAATTAGAATTAACTTCAAAGGTAGCTGCAGCAATCCAGTCATTAAAAAGAACGACGCATACGTGCGTGTTCTTGGTAACTTCGTGAGTGGTGATTTGCTTATCATCGACTGTGAATCCTATAGAATCACCAAGAACGGTGAGAACTGGATCCATCACATCGATAGATCATCGTCATTCACTGACATTCGCTTGGATGTTGGAGATAGCAACATTTCATTCGGTGCAGATACAGGCGACTCGAACATGGCTGTATATGTGTATTTCAATAAGCGCTACTTAGGCATGTAGGAGGTGTAGATGGAATTAGCATTCTTGGATAAAGACTTTAATCTTATCAAATACTTCAACTACATCAATCTTCAATGGATTCGCAGATACTACGAGCCAGGTCAATTCATGGTCCAGATTCCAGCTGACCAATATGTCACAGGTGCGGAGTACGTTTTCAACAGTTCACGGCCAGAGCTTGGCATGATTCAGAAATTCGAGTATGCACGCAAGTCTAGCGGACAGTTGATTTTGCTATCTGGTTATTTTTACGAATACAAGTTGAACGATAAAATAACCTACCCACGCTTTAGACATACAGGCAACATCGAGATGGTGGCTAGAACAATCGTAGATAACTACATGGACGACATTCCTTTATTGACTAAGGCGCAAGCAAACTCACCTATGCTAGGAACTAGCGTGACTAAACAGTCCACAGGTGAAGGATTGGCCACAGCACTTTATGCGTTACTGAAAACACAGCAGATGAGCTACTCCTGCATGTATGACTATGTCAACAAGCAAATCAAGTTCAAAGTGTGGCAGGGTTTAGATCGTACACAATCACAAACGCAAAACAGTTTCGCTTCGTTCGCCGAGAAGCTGCGTAATATCCAGAATGAAAAAATCGTAAAGGATACAACATTATCAAAGAACTACGCGATCGTAATCGGCAATGGCAGCTACGAGGAAGGTAGGCAGGTCAGCGTAACGGTTGACCTCCGTGCCAATCCTTCAGACTATCGACGTGTTGTGTACATTGATAAGACGGCCGAGATTTACGACTCGACAAAAGAATCGTTAGATGCATATAAGAATCGACTTATCCAGGCAGGAAAAGAGGACATGCTGAAGAAGCATGCAAGCATTCTTAATGTTTCTTTTGATGCAGTTCGCAACAATGGACTTCGTTACATGGAAGACTTTAATCTAGGCGATAAGTGCGATTTATTGATTGATGATTTCCAAATGGCCTTCCAGGCACGATTAACGGAGGTGCGTGAAGTCTTTAAGAATTCAGTGCATGAGATAAGTTTAACGTTTGGCGATAAAGTGCCAGTCGCATACAGAAAGTGAGGAACATAATGGCAATGCAATCATTCCCATTTACGTCAGAGGTTACTTTTGACGATAGTGGATTCCCACAGTTTGATAGGGCCGTGGGAAGCGATGTTTTAAGAAGCATCCTATCAAATTACTACACAAATGGTGTGTTCGGAATTGGTAACAATAACAGCTTTAAGGTCGTAGCTGCTACAGGTGGAGGTATGAGCCTAACAGTTAAGCCTGGAGCATGCCTTATCAATGGTGCTACTGGTTACAATATAGACGAAACACGTATCATCATTCCAAACAGCGATGCGCAACCACGTATCGATTTGATCGTGCTGAGATTGGACGATAATAAGGCGCAACGAAGTATCAGAGTAGAGATTGTTAAAGGAACTCCACAGTCGCAACCAGTGAATCCTACACCTGTACGTGAAGGTGCTGTATACGACTTAGTGCTGGCAAATGTAATGGTTAGAGCTAATGTTTCAACAATCACTAACGCAGACATCACGGATACACGTCTCGATAAAAACGCGTGTGGCTTCGTAAGCGCGGTTAACAATCTAAACATGGACGCTCTCTACACACAGCAGAAGGCTTTATTTGACGCATGGTTTGAAGGTGTCAAGAATCAACTAGGCACTGATGCAGCAGGCAATCTGCAGAATCAAATCAACGCACTAAAGCCTAAAGTTGATACAGTTAATAACGCTCTTACTTTTAGCGGACAGAATACAACCACTAGAGGTCAACTGGATGTAGCAGGTAAACTCAATGCTAAAAACGGATTAGCAATTGGAGGCAATGATACGTTCATTGTGAAAAGATTTGGTGGCTCCGGCGCTAGATCAACATTCAACGCAACAATGAATGATAGAGAGGATGTTCGTATCACGATTACTGTTCCTGCTGGATATAAATTAGTTGGTCTATTACAACCGTACACTGACTATAGAAGCACTGTATCGTTGTATAACTTTACGAATAACATTGTATACTGCACTGTCTACAATCCTAGTGGTTGGCCTAATGTTCCTATTGGTGCAAGTGTAGATATACTTTTTGTTAAATCAGTTTAGGAGGGTTACTAATGCTAATAGACAACAAGAAATTCACAGAGATACCAAGTAATAATAAAAGCGTTGTTACGTTTCAGCGCGCTGTTTTTGAGAACTTAAAAATTCTAATTGACTCCTTCGAGGTGGGTGTGATCCACGATATATCATTCGACGATGGACCTACTGCAAAAATGTATACAGAGCCGCTTACTTTCTCTAAGTCTGGCACAGGATACACGCTATCGTTTATCTTGACGGATGTGCCAGAAAAAGATATCGAAGCAAATAACTTCAAGGAAGTTAGACCACTTGTTAACGATGTTCTACAAACAGCAAGTGCTGACGTTGTTAAAAAGTACGTTTCATTTTTGGATCAATGGACACCAGGGGTTAAATACAAAAAAGGCCAGCGCATTGGATGCAACGGAACTCCGTACGTAGTTGAATCAGAACATATCGCAGTGGAAGGTCAAACTCCTGATAATACGCCTTTGCTTTACGAAGATTTAACAAAGGAAAAGAAAGCAGAGCCGTGGGATGAAAAGAAAACCTACAATAAAGGTGATTTAGCAATTGCTAGAGGCATCGTGTTCATATCAAAGATTGATGGAAATAAGGGTAATGAACCAGGCTTTGGTTCTACTTGGGATTATTACAAAGAAAAATAAATATTGCTATTAAGGCGACCAATACGGCCGCCTTTTTAGATAGAAAGAAAGAGGAAAAAAGAAAATGAATAATGCAGCACTATCACAATTAATTATTATTGCAGTTTTGGTTGAAGGTATCTGGGAGAATATAAAGCGTTTATATTCTGCTGAAGGTTTTGACAAGAGTGTAGCTGGATCATTAGGGGTATCTATCTTAGTTTGTGTAGCTACTGGCGCAGACCTATTTGTAATTATCGGGTTACCTTTGGCGGTTCCTTTCTTGGGTTCTGTACTTACGGGCATTATTACGGCTCGTGGAGCCAATTTTGTGAATGACCTATTTACTAGATTAAATGGTCCAAAGAAGGAGGCAGCATAAATGTTGAGAGTAGTTGACGTATCATCGCATCAGGGTAATATTGTTGCTGGCGGGTTAGATTGTGACGCAGTTATTTGTAAGGCGACGGAGGGCACTGGTTATGTTAATCCATTTTGTGATGAACAATACCAATCTGCTAAAGCCGCAGGAAAGCTTCTAGGCGTATATCATTACGCAAGCGGTGGAAACCCAGAAGCTGAAGCAGAGTTCTTCATTAACAATGTGCAAGGATATTTGCATGAAGCAATTCTTGTATTGGACTGGGAATCTGGGGATAATGCTGCTTGGGGTGATTCTAGTTGGGTAGCTAGATTCTGTGCTCATATCGTAGCATTAACAGGTATCAATCCAATGATTTATGTACAACGTTCTGCGGCTAGTCAATGTACTGGTCTTGGTGACTATGGGATTTGGTTGGCTGAATATCCTGACTATGCTGCACGTGGTTGGGATGCATATTATCCACCTAACTATTCTGGAGATTATGCTATGCATCAGTTTACGTCATCTGGTAATATTGCTGGATATGCAGGCCCATTAGATTTAAGTCTGTTCTTTGGAGATGAGACTGCGTGGAGAGCTTATGCAGGAGCGTCAAGTCAATCAGTACCTGCACCTCAACCACAGCCATATGTAGAACCAGAAGTACAGGCATACACACAACCAGTAGTACAGACTGATGGCACAACATACATCGTACAACCTGGAGATACGTTAAGCGGTATCGCTGCAAGATATGGAACGACATATCAAAGCCTGGCTGCAATTAATAATATTGCAGATCCAAACAGAATTTACCCAGGTCAAGAAATCGTGATAGATGGAGCAGCTACAGAAGCAAGCACGGAATACTATACAATTCAGCCTGGCGACACATTAAGTGGTATTGCTTCTACTTATGGTACTACATGGCAGCGGCTTGCAGAGATTAACGGAATTGATACTCCGGATTTAATCCATCCAGGTACAACAATCCGTGTTAGATAGGTGATGATATGCCTATAAAGGACCTAATTGCATTATTGGAGTTTAAGGATGGTGTAAGCGCCATCCTTTCAATCCTTTTTGTTTTTTCTATTGTGGTACAAGTTGCACCGATTAAAATAAATCCTTGGGACAAGTTACTTAAATGGGCAGGCGATAGGATAAATCATAACGTCAATCAAAAGATAGACACACTCGAAAAAAAGCTCGATGACCATATTGCAACAGATACTGCTCGTCGAGTTGACGATATTCGAAATACTATCTTGGTTTTTGCAAATGAATGCAGTCGTGGAATCGTGCATTCAAAAGAGCAATTTCGCTTTATTGTTTCCAAATGTGATGCGTATGAACAATATGTTGAAGATAATCATCTTAAGAATGGTGTAATTACTGAAGCAACGCGATTAATTAAAGATACGTATCAGGATCGATTGAAACACGATGACTTTCTAAAATAGTTATAAAGCCTACTCTCTTAATTGAGGGTAGGCTATTTTTTATGGCACCCAATTTGGCACCATTCTATTATAAATACATAAAAAATTATAAACACAGATAGTCATAAATCGCTAAAAATAGATAAGAATATCACTTGGCGTTAACCATTATATATATGCCATTGATTCTCATCACTCGCTCCATAACCAAATAAACCGCTTAAATAGCGGTTTTTCTTATGCTTTGGTCAACTTTTGGTCAACTTCTAGACAGTTTTTCGATAATATTCAGCATTTCAGCATCTGTTTTCTCTAAAAGATGTGAATACGTATTTAGAGTAATGTCAATCTTGCTATGACCAAGATGTTTTGAAACTGCAATGATGTTGCATCTGTTACTTATTGCATTTGTAGCGAAGCTATGACGTAGTCCGTGGATCGTTACTTTTTGATTAATTGAAGTTGCTTTTTCTTGGCTCTATCAAATTTACGCTGGATTCCTGAAATGGACAGCGAATGTTCAGAACCGAACAAGTAAACTCCATCTATTTCTAGCAATGGCTTAATTGCATCCATCACAATGCCTGTTAAATTGATTTTACGGGGCTTTCCTTTTTTGTGGGTAATTCCCCCCCATTTACAAAATATTTGATTGATTTAACGACATTTGCGGTGCACTTTATATCGTAGTGGTGCAAAGCCATAGCTTCTCCACGCCGGCATCCGGTCCAATATAAGAAGATGAAGAACTTTTTATATATTTCTATTTCTACGTATTTTAAGAATGTATTGAATTCATCGATGGTCCAAACCTGTTGCTCTTCCTGGATTTCTCTAGGATGCTTTAGGGGCTTAAGTACATGATCTACTGCTGGAAGTCCATAGAATTTATTTGCATAATTGAAAACTGCTCGAACATATTGGACCGTTGTATTTTTAGTTCTGAATGCATACTTATCGTTTTTTGATAAATCTGCATGCCAAGCATCTAACTGTAAAGGTGTTATTTTTTGATTGGCATTTCATAATATTCGGAAAACCTCTGAATAAAGTGAGTTCTCTTAATTTGCCGCATTGTATCTGATGATTCAATGCTATCCATGTATTTCTCTGCCATTTCTTTAAAAGTTAACTCACCTGATGTATCTTGTGTTAATCGTTGTGCATCGGCTTCGGCGTGTAATGCGTCTCGCTTCGTTGCAAAGCCGCGTTTCTTCTTCCATGATACTTTATCTGTGATTGGGTTTTTCACTTTAAATACGTAATACCATAGCCCTGTAGACTTATCTTTTGCAACGGACATATAAACCCACTTTCTACGATTTTATCAACTTTTCTAGTATAGTAAGAGAAATTTATATGTTGATAACTTAGAGTTTTCCACATATAAATGTGGGGAAATCTATTGAATAATTAAACTTGCTGTGATATAAAATAGGTAGCTGATCTGCCATGAGTAGAAACAGTTCCGAAAATCGGTATAGTAATACCGGTTTTCGTTTTTTATATAGGTATATTTTTATAATATTCGTATTGTTTTAACTTTTTCTCAAGTTCGAGAGGTTTAGTGAATTTGTATGCAGTTACAAGAACATAGTTAGTATTTCTTTGTTCTAAAACAACAATATAGTTTTCTTTTTCGAATAGAATGTGTATTCTATTTTTTACTTTATAAATTTTTAGACCATTGCAGCATCCATCTTTGCATTGATAATTTTCTATAACTTTACGAATCCATGCAATTCTTTCTGCACGAGCATAATCGATTACTCTATTTTGAAAATTTGTATTATGGTCATCAAAGGTGGTTATGTGATAGAAAGATTGCTCCCATTTACCTATTTTAGGGTTTGTTACGTAAATGACATCTTTCCCTAGAAATTGTGGCTTTGTTAAGTTGAAGTCTGCATTAAATATATCGTATAAGCGGTCTAAATAAGAAGATGTTAATTCCCCACGATTTTGTGGAATTGTTGGTGGCAACCAGTAACAATTATTGTGCATAATAATTTGGTCTCCATTTGAAGATGTTAAACTTCTTCTCTGAAAGTAACGTACTGACTGTGAGTGTATATCCAGATTTCTTTTTTACTAACTCAATGACTTCTTTTTTTGCTGAACTACCAATAGTGTCAATGCTATTTGCACTCTTAACAGCACCAATAAGAATATCTACAAGTTGCATTACTTGAACTTCTTCAGACCGAATAGGCTGGATTTTCTTAATTATGCTACGCTTAAAATCATATTGTGAATTACATAATATACATAGCAATTGCTGTGTTTTGTCATAAGAACGAGTATCTTTTATATCAACATAAAAATTGTATGAATCAATAGGAGATAAAATTCCTTTCATCATTTCCCAGTAAATTTTGTAATACCATTCATCGTGTGTTTGATTATATTTTACATGATCTAGTTTTGTTTTATCGGCGATAATACATCTAAAATTAATGTCGTCATCATCAAAAAAATAGTTTATTAAATCAATATACAAATCTAAACGTGCTGGACTTAACTTTGACCATTTTATTTCAACATTTTTATTAATACCATACGACTTTTTAATTTCAGAAATTCGTTGATTAATTTCTTTCTTCTTATTCTTATCAAGATATATTCCGCCAATTACCATATTAGGAAAATTGTCATGCTCCAGATGGCAGCTTTCATCACAGTATACGTTGTATTCCATATTATTTATCTCCTTCTTCTCTTCTATCATTAATTACAAAAGCAAGCTTTCCGATGATTACTATTCTTTTTGTTTCTCCTCTTTTTCATAATATTCATCTTGAGCAGGAGAATCTTCGATAATTTGCTCTTGATACACTGGTATTTCAAATGTGTCTACATGTTCAAAGTCTGCAACACCATTATGGCCAGAACAAGCACCTCGATGTGTCATAGAACCCCAATGAAAGCCGTCATTGCATAAAATATAGGGTGATGATGTTCTTGTCTCTGTTCCGATTTGTACATTTTCCACATGGGTTACTGCATCTTTTGCTGGATGATATATGTATTTAGAGTATACAATTCCATCGACTAAACAATTAGAAGTGATTGATATTCCATCACATGTAGGTAGTTGTTCTTCTTTTTTGTCTTCTTTTTTGTCTTCTTTTTTGTCCTCTTTTTTGTCCTCTTTTTTATTCTCTTTTTTCTTTTCGTCTTTCTTCTCTTCTTTTGCATCCTCCTTTTTCTCATCTTTTTCATCATTTTTGACTACATTATTTTCTGCGGCTTGTAATGAGTTGTCCTCTTTTCTTTCGTTTTTTTCGCTCACTAATCCTAGAAGCAGTAAAACCGCAAGTACAATAGGAAAGTTTATACGTTTAAACCAAGAGCGGCTTGATGAGTCAATGTTCGTTTGATTTATATGAATCGAATTCCAGAGTTTGTAGTCGAGTAATGAAATTCCCACTACTAGAAAAATGCCAACTATTCCACGACTAAAATCTCCCTTTTTAAAATTAGATACAACTACGCTCATACCAGCAATTACAAAAAGCGATGTAAAAATAAATGCCACAAAAGTTAGTTTCTTTTTCATAAATTATAATTTCCCCTTAATATGTAATTAAATCCTTCCGATAACTTTTCCAACTGTAATCATATTGTCATAGTCAGAACAGTAAATATCTTGATACTGCTTGTTATGTGATATTAATTTGTCTTTGCCAAGTTCTTTAACAAAACTTTCACCATTGATTATAAATACGCCAACTTCACCAATATTCAGTTCAGATTGTTTCTTCACTAACAATTTATCACCATCATTATATGTAGGCTCCATTGAATGCCCTTTAACAGCAATGACAAGATCCGCTTTATTGTTAAGCGGTGTATCTGGTAATGAGATTGCAGTGCAATCAAGATCATCGAATAGATACTCACCATTACCTGCAGATGCTCCTACAGCGTAATAAGGCTTTGTAATGTATGCCAGTATATCTTCTTCGATAACTGTATTACAACGCTCGTATTCAACCTCTAATAGATTATTAATAGCCTTAATACCGTAGCTATCTAAGCTACGGTATTTTTTTATTAAAGATTGTTCAGTGATTGAAATTGAGAATGAATTATTTCTTTCCCAGCCGAGAAGATAATTAGCATCTACATTCAAAATATCGCAGAGAGAAAATATAACATCTGCATCTGGCTTATTGTCGCCGCGTTCCCAGTTAGAAATCACATTTTTTGATTTACCAATAAGGGCAGCCAATTCTTCTTGGCTCATATTTTTGGCTAATCGTGCATGTTTTAAATTATTTGCTAACTCCATATTTTTATTCTCCTATGCACAAAATAATACAAAAAATCTGTGAAGTAAATATAAAAATACAGAAATTGTGTATTTTATATTGACTACACAGCAATACTGTATTATATTGATTTTACACAGATAATCTGTACTAAAGAGGAGATGATACAGAATGAAAGTTAATGAGCGCCTTAAAAATTATATTGAACATATTGGAATCAAGCAACGAGTTATTAGTGCTGAAGAATTAGAAATCTATTGTAATGCGCTAAAAATTACACCTAATGACATCTATCAATTTAATGGTTGTTAAGAGTCCTAGTAAAGAAAGGAAAATTCGAGATGAAAATAAATGATAATTCAAAACTTGTTAGAATTCCGTACCTGAAAAAACAGATGTAGGGTGAATCACAGGTTATACACGCAAAGATTTAAATGCTCTGTTTGACACGGCGCAGGAAATCGACAAAAAAGAATTAGTTATCAATTATGTTTTCACATACAAAGTTAGAACAAAAACAGTCGCTCCATTAACTTATTAGTCCAAGGTCAGGGGCTTTTTTTTATATCTTTTTCACCTTTTTTGCGTAAAAATCTATATATTTTAGTATTTTTTTATTGTTTTTGACAAAGAGTTCTTACTCTTTTTACTATATTTTATGACGAAGTTCTTGGTATAATATATACAGATGCAATAGTTTGCATAGTTTCAATTGGGGAA